TCACCTTCTTGCTTCGGCGCTGTTGCTCAAGAGAAGCGGCTACCGCCTGATCTTGGGGGTAGCCTTCCTTCTTCATCTTGCGGATGTTCTCACTAACCGTCTTCCGGCTAGTACCTTTTTTCAAGGGCATTTAGCACCCCATGAAGCTCTTGCCCTGACGGGCAGCGCCTGCACCACGCATGGTCATCTTGCGGGGCTCGTTACCAGCCATCGGCGCATCCGCGGTCTTGCCATACGGAATACGGCCCTGACCCTTGATGTCGGCATACTCAACCGCCTTGGGAGCCGGACCCGGCTTGTTCGTTACAATCTTCACACCAGCCATGATTATCTCCTAGCCCTGAGTTTGTTTAAGGATTTCACGTTCCATAGCAGAGTTGATACGGGCCGCCGTCTGGCGCTCCTGACTTGCCAACCGCTGCTGGAATTGATCGGACCGCATCTGCTGGTTCTGCGCGTCGAGGTTGAGCTTGGCCATATCGACCTGCGTGTCTGCCTGCTCGGCCTGCGCCTTGATCTGGAGTTCCTGCTGTTTAAGCTGAACCAGAGGATCCGGCTGATCGGCACCCGAGACCTGACGACTAAGCTGCTGCACCTGCTGCATGCCCTGCGCCACGTACTGGGCAACCAAAGCCTCCATCTGGAGCATCTGCTCCTCGTCCAATGGCTGACCCTGCTGCGACTGGGACTGTTGTATAAATGCCACAATCGCCTGCTCACGGGCACCGATCTGTACGTGCTCCATGATGTGCTTCTGCAACGTCGTTGCGATCACAGGATTGGCCGCGACCATCGGACCGCTGGCAAACACCAGATGCGCCATGATGTGCGCCTGATGGTCCTGCCCCTCAAAGGCATGAAGCTGCATCATGTCCAGCGCATCAATGTTTTCCTGCGCGGGATCCTTGGGCTCCGGCTCATCGACCGGAGTACGCTTCATAAGTCGGTCCGCATCACGAACGCCCAACGCGTCGTACATGTCACGAAACACTTCGTTCATGTTGTGCAGTTCAGGAGCCGCAGAAGCTAGCTGTAGCTTGGTCTGCGCCAGCGCAATGCGCTGTGCCTGAGAGAACACGTTCGGATCGGAGACCGGGATCACGTCCACGCGGTCGTCAAAATCCTCCGCCTTGACGCTCGAGTCCTCGCCCTCAATGCTGTACGGGTACTCGTCCGGCAGGCTCTCCGCCATCACCCGGGCCAGCATCTTGAACTCCAGCCGCATGGCGTAGTGCAAGCGCTTATGAACAGCCGACATGACCCGCGAGCCCTGCTCCAGCAGCGCAATGGTCGTACCGACCGGAGCCTGCTGGTTGCCGTCCCCAACCTTCATATCGGTGATGGTGGCGAAGCGACGACCCGCATCCACAACGAAACCGAGCAGGCTGAACAGCGTCTGGTCAGCACCCTTAAACGGCAGCAGCATCAGGCTGTCACGAATAGCCCCTCCCGGTGCGTCAACATCCCTGAACTCACCCGGCTGAAGCGGATCGTCGTCGTCGCGAATCCGCAAACCACGGGCTTTGAAGCCCGCTGGGAGGTTCGACAGGGTTCCGGCGTCGATAAGCTGCCTCAGTGCTGCTGTGGCGGTCCGTGACAGCCCGCCAATCGTGTGAATAAGACCCAAACCGTAAAAGCCAAAGCCCGGAAGGAACTTATAATGAACAAAATACTGAATTTTCTTCTTCAGTTCGTCTTCTTCGCGGTAATTCCGGCGAATCGACAGAATTTGGCCATTATCAAGCGAGATTGTGACGATATAAGGCACCTTAATGCCCGTTTCTTCGCCGTCTTCGTCAACTTCTTCGTACCCCTCAAGATCCAAATCGACATGGCACTCCAAAAGGGTGCAGTCATAGTCGATCTGAGAGGGCGAAAACCCGTCAATCCGGTTAATTTCGTCCTGAACCTCGTTATCTTCGTCCTGTCCGGGGTGAACAGGGATGTCCAGATAGAAACCAGACACCTGACGCTTCCGCAAATCGTTCAACGACATGCGGATAACCTGCGTAATGTTGGGACAAGTCTCCAAATCCGCCGTCTCATACGGCACAATCAGGTTTTCAGCCGGTACAAACTTGCTTACCGCCCGATTTAGCGTCTCATCAAAGTACACCTTTTTGAATGTACTACCCGCCAGAGGTAGATAGAACAGCATCTGATCCAACTCTGGCGTGTATTCCTCCATCACGTTCGTGATGTAGTAGTTCATAAAGTTGCGAACGCGCTGCGACTGCTGGTTTTTGGCCGTGGTATCCGCGCCCATAACCACGGTACGCACCGGACCACCGGCAGGAAGAAGCTCGTTGAACGCCTGCGCCTGAAACTGCGTAGCAGCCTCGGCCAAAAGCGGATGTGTCACGCCCGACGCGCCACGGAACGGCTCGCTGCGCTCCTCGTAGTTGAAACCCAGAAGCTCCAAACCCTTGGAATACGCATCCTCCCAGTCCTGACGGCTGGACCGATTGGCGTCATACTCGCCCAAAAGCTCACCGGCAATGCGACCAAGCTCGCGGTCCGGGATCTCCTCGGCCAAATTCATGTAGAAGTCGTCGTTCTCACCACGACGATCATCCGGATCGAAGTCAACCATGACCGACCCGTCTTCTTCCATCTCGATTTCAACCGGAGAGTCCCCCTCAAACGGAAGAACATTCTCCTCATACTGAGAACCCGGAAGCTCTATCTCAATCTCCGCACGCAAATCCTCCTCATCCAACTGAGAAGGCACGTTGCGATCCATCAAACCGCCATTGGGCTGTAAAGCCATCAGGTTTCTCCTGCGTCAGTAATGCGCTCTTATATCATAAACTATTAAGAGTTTCAGGCAACTTCACATTATCGCCCATCTCAATAATATCACCAAAGATATGCGGCGTTGTGCAATACCCCCGATTAGGGTCCATGATAATCACCGTGTACGTCCTCTTGCCCGCATAAAACAAATAGGGCACCCCCATCTTGGAGATGCCCGAAAACAAGAAAACCTCTCCGTACTCCGCCATTTTCTCCGCAACATTCTCCGCATCCTGCGTGCAAAAAGTCGCTTGAGCATAAGATCCGTGGGCCGTGAAACACGGCACAAGGAACACCAGTAACAAGATAAGCTTCTTCAACATCTTTGGCTCCATCCAGAGCCGTGGGCCGCTGCGCGCTGCCGGGGGCCCCTATTTAAGTAACACTCTCCTCAGTCCACGGATCACGGAACTATATTCATCAGAAACGCGTTGTGTAACGCGCCATAATCGACCGGTCCATTTCCGTATCGCCGGTTTTCTGGTCAGTGACCACACTACGACCGAAAGGTGTCGCCTGAAGAGAGTACGACGCTTCCGGCGTCGAATACGTATAGCCAAGGTCAAGTACGGATCTACCTCCCGGTGCATCACGACTGACTCCCTCTTGTCGTGGCGTCACATTTCCTGAGAATGTGTGCGGACCAGAGGAGTAGCTTACATCATAACCGCGGGGGACAACACCCCGGGGACCGAAACGGATATCAGACGGGGCCCCAAAGGCAATAAATTCGTCGGGCAACAGGCGTTTGGTGCGATCATACGTAGCCGTCACGCCGCCACTAAGCCGGTCGTTTCCAGAAAATCCGGGAAAACCAATCTCCGCGCCTAAACGAGCGATGCCACCCATGTTCCGGTCACGGATCTTGACCGTGTCCTCAAAAAACGGCACGCGACGGTTGCTTTCACCAATCCCAAAGCTGGCCTCAAACTGGGGGCGAAGGTAAACGTCGTCCGAGACCTCAAATGCGACAGGCGGGGCCGACATAGACTGAAGTTCCGTGAGCCGTGAATAAAGCTCATCGATCCTTTCGGGGTCCCTCTCGCGCTCCGGCTTCCGGTTCTCTTCATCCAGAAGATCGAGAATAGCCAAGATTTCTGCTTCAGGGTCCGCGGACCGCGGTTCGACGGCACCGCCGTCTTCATAAACCGCAATACCCTCTTCCGAGAAGTTGCCCTGCATGGGCCTGTCCTGCACGACCTCGCCGGATTTGTAAGCGACGACAATGCCGCTATCCATACCGGGCCCCACAGAAGGTTCCTTGTGATTTAATAGCTTGTCGAACTGTACAAGCGTCTCCGGGGGCAGGGACTCCGCCAAGCGCATCAAATCACCGGTATACCCGGCTTGTTTCAGTAGTTTACTCGCTACCGCTGCGCGACGGTTCATCGCCATCAGACAAAATCCTTAGTAATAAGCCCTTATCTTAGCAGAACCCATCTGTTCTTCCCAGTCATCTGTTGGCAGTTGAATGAAGTTGCCCTGACGATACCTCATTAAAGCCTGCGTCATGCTATCGACAAGGTCGTCATGCTCTCCGTTCGGAAAGGCCGCAACCTCTTCAATCATCTCGTCAGCAAATACTTCGTCGGGGGCCCAAACCATCCCTGCCTCAAACAGAGGCGATACCGCATGCACACGAGATACCTTGTCATTGCCCTTACTGGGCGTGAAATTCACAACAGGAATGCCCGTGTTCCGTAGTTCGTGTGTCAAGGGCAGACCAGAAGCCTTGGCTTCCACGATGACCGTATCTGGCTCCCAGAAGTGGTACATGTCAAAAGCCTGCGATTTAAGCTCCGGAAAGTCCCACCGGCCCTTCTTGCTGTCCAGCAGGATAAGGTTCGGGGGGCCCCCTTCTTCAGGATAGAACACACCCCACGTCGTAATCGCAGAAAAGTCCGAAGTTTCCCGCTTGGAAAACGCCGTATCGTAGCTCTGAATGACATACTGCAACTGAGGGACCGTATCTCGTTCCCACCTACGCCACCATTCCCTAGCAATAATAGCGTTATCGTCGCCGGTCGGGTTCTGCTGGTACTGAGCATTCCACTTGCTCGGAGGAATAGATGCGCGGACCGCGGTCAGATCCTCAATACTCCAGAACTCCGGCCAACAAGGGGTGTCGTCGTCAAACAAAGCCGGTAATTCGACCACTTCCCACTGATCGGCGAGGGGATCCTTGGCCATCGAACGGACAAGCTGACCCGTCATATCCTTTTCAGACCACCGGGTCTGGACCAAAACGATGCTGCCGCCCGGCTGCAAACGCTGTCGAGGACCGCCCGTGTACCACTCCCAAGCGTCATCAAAGCCGGAATTGGACATAGCCGTCTGTTCCGAGTGCGGATCGTCAATAATGACCAGATCACCACCACGGCCCGCCAAGTTCGAGCCCACGCCGACAGCGTAGTACATACCACCCTTGTTCGTGTCCCAACGACCGGATGCCTTACTGTCCGCAGCAAGCTTCACTTCAGGGAAGATTTCTTGATATCGCTCGTCTTCAAGAAGGTTCTTTGTTTTGCGACCAAAGTTGACCGCAAGTTCCGTGGTGTGCGTAGCCTGAATGATTTTCATGCCGGGGTTCTTCCCCATCATCCATGCGGGGAACAGGTACGACGCAAACTCTGACTTGGTGTGACGAGGAGCCATATTGATAATCAGGCGTTTAAGCTCGCCGCTCGCTACACGCTCCAGCTTTTCCGCAATAATCTTGTGGTGCCGTCCTGCAATGAACTCGGGCCAGACCGTCTTTACAAAGGTAAGAAAATTATTTTGGCAGGCTTCGTTCTTCTCGAGCTGCGCGAGACGAAGCTGAAGCTTCAAAGCTTTTTCTTCTAGGACCGGGTTAGCCAGAACATCCATCGGGGGACCCTAAATCATTGTTTCACGTGAAACATATGGGACATTTAACATCAAAATGCCAACTCGGCTAGTCATATCAAAAATTTGGTGATTGTTTGTGAAAAACATGGCCCTTGCCCTCGTCCCCCCGGCGCGGGGGCGGCGCGGCGCGGATCGGGCTGGAAAGCGCGGATTCCCGG